TTCGGCGCCGCCTCTTCTTGGGCACCGCCGCGTTGGCGAGCTTCTCCTGGATCTTATCGACGATCGCCTCGGCCTCGGCGTCGGTCGGCTTGTTCTCAGGCCCTACCACCAGGTTGTCGGGATCGATCCCCAGCGCGGACACCGAGACGACGAAACCGGCGGCGCCGAAACGCTCCTTGGTGATCTTGATCAGATCGTCGAGCGGCATGGTCTTGGCGTTAGGCACGAGCATGGCTTTGAGGGCGATGCCGATATCGTCGGCGGTGTCGCCCGTGATTTCGAGTCTAATGGGCATTCTCTCTGTCCTTCTGTTCCTGTTTGCGCCGGTCGATCTCACTGATCATGACCAGGACGACACGGAGGGCGTCGTCTACTTTCTGCATGGCGTTTTCGATCGCCAGTTTTACCTCGATCTCCTCCTCAGGGGTGAGATCGCCGCGGACCTTGAGCTGCTGGAGCGTCGCCAGCGGATTAACGGTCATGGTCGAAGTCCCCTTCGCGGGCGCGCTGGGCGAGCTTGCTCTCCCCGGCTTGCTCCAGGGCGTTGACCAGCTCGCTTACCGGCGCGGCGTGCTGCGAGCCGAAGTCTGAGAACTCGCCGCTCTCCGCCCGCAGGGCGAGATCATCCAGGCCCTTGGCCTTGAGGACGGCGACTAGAAGCTTCTTACTCATGCGCTCTTTCCTTTTTCCAATCGGGTGATTTCCCGCTCCAAATAAAATTTTGCTTTTTTCAGATCTTCGATAGCATCATCTTTAAGACCAGCCCTCCAAATGTACTTGAGAGCGTTCCCCAAACAGAAGTTCATGTGCTCGGTGATCTGGATACACTCGACTCCCGAGCTATGGCTCGTGTAATGCTTGGGGTGGTTGATCGGATCATCTTTGGTCCCGTCCCAGCCGCCGTGGCGCCGGGCGAGGTCGTGCAAAGGCCGCATCGGGTGTTCGTCGGTCATGGGTTCCTCCAAATGATCCGGTCGATCGTGGTCGGTCCGACATGCGCCGCGTCCCAAACGAACCAGGCAAAGGCCACCCCCGAAGTTGACTTGGGCCCTTCCCAGCCGTGCCGGTGCATCATCGGCAGCCGGTTGGCGAAGACGTGTATCCGCGAGCAACAGTCGAGGACTTTTGCCCGCCGCGTGGACTCGTAGAAAGCCAGCCGGGCGAGGACGATCACCAGCGGACACAGCTCGACGGCTTTCGCCACGAATTTCCCGGCCAAGCGGTAAGGCGGGTTAGTCAGGATGGCCCCGGTCCCCACGGGTACGCGATCCTGAACCAGGAAATCCCAACCGGCAGCGTCCTGGTCCGGGGAGGAGTAATCGATCAGGTCGGTGGCGTAGACCTCGTGACCGTGCGAACGGAGAACTCGGGCGATGGCGCCGAACCCGCAAGCCGGCTCCCAAATCATCCAGGGCAGGGGCTCGACCTGGAGCAGGGCCTCGACGGCGACCGCGGGGGTCTCGTAGAGGTCGTAGCCCCTGACGCCGAAGGAGTGGCCCTTGTCGCCGCTGACACCCATCGTCATCGGCGGCACCTCCAGCTCCGGTTTTTGTAGACGGTTTTCATTCCGTGCTTGAGACAGAGCGGTTGGTCGGTGTCCGCGGACACGGCCTTCGGCGAAGCCGTCAGTGAAGTCGGTGAAGCTGAACGAGTTAGAGGCAACCTCCCCCTTGACTCCTCTAAACCAGTCGCGGGCAGCGTTCCCGGCGGGATCACCCCCGCGACGATCGGCGCCTCCTCGGGCGTGAAAACCAACTGCGGAACATCGTCCGCGTTCAGGCAGTAGCTGTAGGCTTTCCTGTAGATGAAGACCCCGACACTGGCATCGACAGAGGGGACATTGAGCAGCGCCCGAAGAGCCAGCGCGCTCGTCCTGTTCGCGTAGATCCTACACGCGCTCATTTCCGCCGCAGAAGCCGCCCCTGAAACAACCATGACCGCTCCCACTAAGAAAAAACGTTGCGTCGCGCCGCGGAGTGATGCGAGGCGGAGTGTGGCGCAGCGGTGCGTAGAGGCGCGAAGCGCGGCGACGATAAACATCATGCGCGTCTCCCCGGCGGCAGCAGCGACGGCAGCGAGCCGCCTTTGTAGGCGCTGGCGATTTGCGGGATCAGGCTTTCGCCGACAGTCGCGCCATCGGGCAGCACGACATGCGGCAGGAAGGCTTCCTCGAAAGTCTCGATCTTCGATGCGACGCTCTCCAGCTTGGCCTTGATGCACAGGAGCAGCGCCCGCCAGCGTTCGCGTTGTCTCTGTTCGCCCTCGGGCAGCATGATGTCGAAGCGGACCCGGCGCTCCGCCGCCTCGAACACCACCGACGCGCGGAAAGTCTCCGAGTAGTAGGCGAATTTCTTCGCCCCGTACTTGGCGAGGATGGCTTCGATGTCGGCCTTGGTCTTGCTGATCGAAACCTTGGTGCGCGCGGCGTAGGTCATCGAATTGCCGCTCCTCGTTCGCAGCGCTTCAAGTCGGCCTTGATGTGGTTGATGGTCGAGACGTTGCCGGGCGTGCCGGAGGCGATCACATACCGACCACCGCCGGGCGGGGTGAAGCGCCAGTGCATTCCTTTGGTCTTCTCGACGGTCCAGCCCTTGTGCCGGTACTCCCGAACGATCTTCTCGATGTCACGAGTGGTTGACATCGTCTTCCTCCTCGTCCCCTTCCAGGCCCCACAGCCGGCAGAGCTGCTCGTCGAGGCGTGTCCGGGCGATCGCCAGGGCCTCTTCGGAGTCGGGCCACTGTTCCTGGATCACCCCGATCACGATGAAGGCGGCGAACTTCACCGTCGCCGACGCGACGTAGCCCGCCTTCTCCTCGGTGGTGCGGTTCTCGGACGCGAGCCAGCGCTCGAACGCCGGCCAGGCATCCGACGCCATCAACCGAGCCATCGTGCGGGCGGACGGGCCGCCATTGAGGAGGGCTTCTTCGATCCGGGCTTGCCCGGCAGGTCCTAGTCTCAGGCTCATGGTTTTCTCCGTTGCGTTGCGTCGTGGCGCGGGGCGAAGAGGAGCGTGGTGCGGCGCGGCGTTGCGCTGCGACGTCATCCAAACAACTCCGCCAAGTCTTTAGCTTTACGGACCAGAATTTCTTGAATGCGATCGTCGAGAGTACCGGCGGCACAGGCCATGCGGACAAGCACGCCGTCCTGTTGTCCAATTCGATGAACTCTACAACTTGCTTGAAAATTGTCGGCCGGGGAGAACGAACTCTCGGCGAAAACCACATCCGAACAGGGCGAGCCTTTCGCGACGAGCGTGAGACCCGTGCCGCCCGCCTGAATTTGTCCGACAAAAATTTTTGCCTTCCCGGACATGAAACGCTGAATGGCGGATCGTCGGGCGTCGAGGTTGTCGCGACCGTCGAACTTCACGGGCGCATACTGCGCGAGGAGCCGTTCATAAGCGTCGATCACACCGTGGTGGACGCACCAGAGAACCAACTTCCGGCCAGGGTCCGAGTCGAGAAAGTCGGACACCCACTCGATCACCGCCGGGATCTTGGCGAAGCCGAGCTGGTGGATCTCGCTCCGGGCGACACCGGCCTGGAGCTGGGCGAGAAGAGCATCGTCGTCTAGTTGATCAAAACGTTGCGTTGCCGTGTGCCGTGCTGCGATGCGGGGCGTGGCTACGCGCAGCGCCGCGAGGGATGACGGAGAAATATCGACAGGTAAAATCGTGAAATCGATCGGCGGAAGTTCCGGTAAAACGTCCTTCTTCCTCGCCATGAGCAGCATCGGGGCGATGCGTGCCCGCAGCTCCGGAAGGTTCTTGCTGCCGGTGATCCGCTCGACCATGCGCTGGCCGACCTGGAAATGCTCGACGACGCAATACCGGCTCTTGAACTCATGTTCGAGCATGGGCTCGTTGTTGACCGGCGACAGGATCAGGTCCGGGCGAAGGTGGAAGAGCAACGGCCAGAGTTCCGCGGCGTGGTTAGGCGCGGGCGTTGCCGACATCGGATGCGGCCAACCGAGCATGTCGCTGCGGAGAAGATCGAAGATCCGCCGGGAGCGGTTCGACGTGGGATTTTTGAGGTAGTGGCTTTCGTCGATGATGGTGGCTTGAAACGGCCGGGCATCGGCGAGATGCGCGGCCATGTTTCCGGTCGCCTCGGACATGAGGCCGTAGGACACGATGTAGACGCCTTCGCCGGAGCCGACCACTGCCGAGCGAGCGATGATGACCGGCGGATGCCCCGGCCACCACTTCACGACCTCGGACTCCCATACCAGGACCACCGAGTGCGGGCAGAACACCAGGACCCTCCGGTAGCCCCGGCGCTTGACCGTCTCGATCGCCACGCGCGTCTTTCCCAGCCCGGGATCGAACGCATTGAGCGTCGGCGCCGGAGCCGTGCCGATCGTGCGGACGGCAGCCTCCTGGTAGGGGTAGAGCGACTGCATTTTCATGATCCGTTGCGTCGTGTCGTGCCGTGTTGAGCTGCGTGGCGGCGCGAGGCGAGGTGAAGCATCGCGTTGCGGGGTGTTGCGTAGCGCCGCGATGCTCCGCGCGGCGATGCGCCGTTCAGTACTAGATGGCGGACCAGACAAACTTCTCGGCGCGGAAACGGCCGTTCATGCCGCCGTTTTCGCTTCTAAATCTTCCGACTCCAATGAACCTTCCGGCCTCGTTGAAGTGCCGCTCGAACACCGGCTCGGTCACCGTGTCGTCGAGGATGACGAAACGGGCGACGCCCGACCAGGTAGGCCATTGCGGGAATGTCCGCTTGACCCGCTTGCCGCTGCCGCGCTTGCCGTCAGCGTTGGCGTTGATGGTCACTGACGGGCAATCCGACTTGCGGCAGCCGGCGAGGACGATGTCGTTCTCGCAGATGACGCCGCCGACGAAATGCTTGGTGAACGTCGCCTTGCCCTTGCCCGGGATCTGGTCACCGAGCCGCTTGGCGACGGCGTCGAGGGCTTGTTTGAACGCCATCGCCGGAATGACGATCTCGTCCTTGTCGTTGACGTTGCACTTCTCGCGCCAAGTCCGCTGCTCATAATCGTCCCAGCCCTCTTTGTTGCGTTTGGGCGTGTCGTGCTGGCGGGACTGCGAGTAGGGGCTGACGCTGGTCAGATGGACTTCGACGATCTTAGGCATGCTGGTCTCCATTGGTTGGTCGTTGCGTAGTGTCGAGGGGCGGGGCGATGCGTGGCGGCGCGAAGCGAAGCGCCGCACCGCGGGGTGAAGCGGGGCGGGGCGTTGCGGGGCGGAGCGTGGCGGCGCGAGGCGTTGCGGTGCGCGGAGATGCGGTGTGGAGAGCCGCGAAGCGAAGCGCTGCGAGACGCTGCGGCGCGGTGCGATGCGTTGAGTTGCGCGGCGAGGCGACGCGAAGCGAGGCGTTGCGCTGCGGGGGAAATCTCCAAAATATCGTCGCGTTGCGGCGCGATGCCGCGTGTCGTGATGAGTTGCATCGTGTCGCGAGGCGAAGTGTCGAGCGGCGTTGTGTCGTGTAGCGACGAGAAATGAATAAAGGAACGTTGCGTCGTGATGCGCGGCCATGCGCTGCGCGGCGCGGCGACGAGTTGCGCGGTGTCGCGATGTGCTGTGGCGCGGAGCGATGCGTAGAGAAGTATCGTTGCGTGGCAAAGCGGAGCACTGCGGGGCGGGGCGTTGCGCCGAGCGGCGATGCCTAGCGTAGAGAAGCATTGCGGTGCGCGGCGAAGGCAAAGGGCCATTTTGAAAATCGTTGCGTTGCGTCGCGGAGCGATGTGATGCGGAGCGCGGCTTCGCGTGGTGTCGCGGCGAGAGGCAGCGAGGCGCGTAGAGAGGCGTGGCGAGGAAATCACGTTGACAGCCCCAAGGCCCGCAGCGTCGCCTTGATCGGAAGGCTTCCCGCCGAGCCGCCGACCGTGGCTTGTCCGACCGTGAGCAGGGATCGCTCGCGGGCCAGATCGACGACCACGGACAGGACCGACGCCAGCGCGATCGCCCGCTGGCGGGAAGTCGCTTTCAGCTTGCTGACATCGGCGATCGCGACCACCCGGCGGGCACGCCAGGCACCGCGGCGGACCCGGGTGGTCTTCTCGTCGGCGAACTCGATGACGCCCTCGTCGTCGAGCCGCTTCAGGCCGACCGAACGAATGACGCCGAACACCTGCCGATCCTCGTTCTGAGCGATCCGCCGAGCCGAGCGCAGCGCGCCGGTCGATCCGGTCACCGGCTTGCCGATCGCGTCCGACAGCTTGTCGTAGCCGACAACGTGATTGACTTGAGTCGCGATAAGCACGGCGTGAAGATTAATCGTGTCCGCCGAACGCTTGAAAATCGGGTCAGCCATTACTTGGTCTCCTTTGAGAACGTTGCGTGGTGGGGCGAAGCGCTGCGATGCGGTGCGATGCACAGCGGTGCGACGCGCGGAAATTTCATTTGTGCGTTTCCAGAAACCAACTCGCCATGAGCAACGCCTCGGCCCGTCCCGCGTCTTTCACTCTTGAGAGATTTTTGGCCGCTCCCGGAAACGTCTTGATCGCCAGCGCCCGCGCCTGTTCTTTGTCGGGCCCGAGCCGGAAGTGCTTTTTCCAAAGCGTCGGGGCGACCTCGATCATCTTGAAGCCCAAAGCCGCGACGACGCCAATAATGATCCCGGTGCCCTTGCCGAACCGAAAGGAAGACGAGACGCCCTGTCCGGGAAAAGCGTTGACCCGCTCGACGACAACGACGTCGGCGCCAGAACCGGCGACCATGTCGGCGAGACCGGCAGCGTTGATCATCTTGTCGGCGACAGGAATATCGTCGGCCATGCAAACGCCCGGACCCAAGAGCCCCCAGGCCGCGGAAATCGCGCCAGGATCAATCGCTAAAACAAGCATTTTAATATCGTTGCGTTGCGTGGTGATGCGCGGCGATGCGCTGCGGCGCTCCGCATAGCGCCGCGGGGCGGGGCGGTGCGTCGATAGTGTTTGATGCTCATGGAGCTGCTTCACCTGTCTTCTCAAAGCCGATAATCTCTAGAGCCTCGGCATTGAACTGCTGAAACCCAGCTTCGCCCATATAGGGGCGGGCAAGGTTGACAATTTGTCGGGCAAGCTTTCGATATTCGACGTCGAGCGCGGCTTTGGCGACGGCATCGCGAAGCTGGACGTTCTCCTTGGCGAGTTCGATCAGCCGAGCCTTGAGCTGTTCCCGCTCGGCATGTTCCGGAGCGTTGTAGAGTTCCGCCCACTTATCGACGACGTCGCTCATAGCGTGACCTCCTCGCGCCGGATCTCGGCAACGCTCTGGATCTTCCCGGACTTGATCGCCCACTCGAAAAGCAGCGGGGCCCAATGCGAGGGGACCCTCCCTCTATACCCCCATCCGGCTATGGTGAGGGGATGCGGGGCGTCGAAGCCCGCCTCGGTGATGCGATCGGCGATTTCTTTGTAGGTGCCCAAGGACTTGAGCAGGGCGCGATAGTCCCAGACCGGCACGATCTGCTGGCGCTTGCGCCTGGTGAGATAAGCGGGCATCGATCAGCCCCCTTTCGTTTTTACGTTGTATCTGTTATCCCTCACATAACGTCAAAACGCATAGAGATCAATCCCCATGACGTCATTATCACTCGACTTCGAGACTTTCAACACGGTGGACCTGCGTAAAGTCGGCGCGTACATCTATGCTACGCATCCGGATCTCGTAGTAACTGCAATGGCTTGGGCGATCGACACAGGTCCGGTCGAAACCAGGACCCTCCCGAAAACTCTTCCGATCGAGGTCCGCTACCATCTTGAGCAGGGGGGAAGACTGCGGGCCTGGAACGCGAATTTCGAGTGGCTGATCCTCGTCCACTATTTTGGCCTTGCCGTCCCCTGGAGCCAAGTCTCCTGCACGATGCAGCGCGCCCTTTACGCGGGGCTGCCGCCGTCGCTGGAGAAAGCCGGCCGGGCGCTCGGCTTGCCCGAAAGCTTGATCAAAGACGACGTCGGGCATCGGCTGATGCTTTCGATGGCCCAACCGCGGAGAGGCAAGAACGGAGGGAAGTGGCACGAGGACGATCCGGACAGGCTGAAGCGGCTGGAAGAATACTGCCGGCAGGACGTGGTCGCCGAGCGCGAGATCTCCCGGCAGATCCCTGCCCTCCCCAAAGCCGAGAGGAGGGTCTCAAGACTCGATCACGAGACCAACCTCCGGGGGATAAGCCTGGACACGGGTTTGATCGAGCAGCTCGGAAGACTCGTCCGCGAGACCACGCATCATCTGTCACAGGCGTGCGCCACCCTCACTGGTGGGGAAGTCACTTCCCCGGCGACACAGACGGCGAAGCTCGCGCGATGGCTCAACGGACAGCTCGGTGGCGGCGTCAACCGCCTCGACAAGGGCGCCGTGACGGAACTGCTGGAGGACCCCGATCTTTCGGACACCGTCAGGCAGGTCCTGGAGATCCGCCAGGAAGTCGCGAAAAGTTCAACCCGGAAACTCACGGCCATGATCCACACCGCCGGTCCCGACGATCGCGTCCGCGGACAGCTTCTGTACTATGGCGCCAACCGCACCGGAAGATTCGCCGGGCGCCTCATCCAGCCACAGAACATGCCCCGACCGACACTGCCCCCGCCGGCTCTGAGAGCTGCGATCGACGCCGTCAAGAAAGGCGCCGCCAGCGAGTGGATCGACGTCGCTTTCGGCAAACCCCTGGACGTGGTCGCGTCGGCCCTGAGGTCGTGCCTGGTCCCGGGACCAGGGAAGGCGTTTGTCGCCTACGATTTCAAGCAGATCGAGGCGAGGGTCCTAGCCTGGCTGGCCGGAGCGAAAGGCACTCTCAAAGCTTTTGCCGACGGCGAGGACATCTATGTCCGCGAGCAGAAGAAGATCGGGCTGGCGTCAAGGTTAGCAGGCAAGGTCGTGGTCCTGGCTTGCGG